AAATCCGCCAACCGAATCATCGACCTTTCCACGCATAGAGCCCGAGCGGTCCATAATAGCGACGACTTCCTGAATCATAGTAGCAGACATTATTTTATATTGATACATAATAATATATTTGTGATATGCTATTCAATTTTTTTTTCACTAATATTTTTATTTGCTTTAAAAATATTAATATTCCAGTATTATTCTTTTGTTATTGGTTTATTCTTATCGTCTATTTTTTTAAGAAATATATCTAAATTTTGAGAGATAGTTAATTTGTTATTACACGACATCTTGATAGATACTCTATTCTCTCGGCTCTTTTTATCATAAACAAAAAAATATTTAGTTTCTGTCTTTTTCAATGATATATATTTGGGTAGTAAGACCTCCTGAATTTTTGGTTCGGATTCATCACTCGGTGTATCGGATTCAATTTCGGGGTTTTGAATAGCCAATAATATAGTTTTAATCTGTTCTAACTTTTCTAATATCGTCACTTTATTAGATTTGCTTGATGTATATACTTTATTGGTTTCAATGCTTGGTATTTTCTCAATCTTAAAGAATTCTCTATATAATTTCTTCTCTTTATTATAGCATTCTTTATAATAAACCACATATTTCGGTATCATATTTTCCGTAATAGCATCGGGCAATTTAACCGCGTTGGATTTTCTATTACGCTTTGAGCCATCTTTAACAATTAACAAATTAGTAGATAAGTCCATTGTATTTATATAATAAGTTATTTTTTACTAAAAGCAATTCATATTTATATTAAATATAATAAATATAAATTTTAATCAACATTCACCACATAAAAAAAGATGAGAACTATAAAATTTATTAATTGGTGGTATAAATAATGCTGTTGTTCCGCCTCCTTGTGCTTGCTCCAGCACTTCAACCTCCCCTTGCGCCTACGCTGCTTCCTAACCCCTGCGCCTACGCCGCCACCATCCTTGGGACAACCAGCATCTATTTATGATTTGTGATAATATATTTTTCTGCTTAATATTACGAATGTGTATTATTAAGGTAAGCATTCATTATTTGCCTCAACGACAAGAATGTCTATGAGGCAAATAATTAGGGCGTATATTATAACTTATAATATGGATTTTTATTTATATCGTTTTACTTATTAATCAAATTTTTTGCCGGATATTAATCTATAATATGTGTATAAACCAAACAAAATAATCATACTATGACATATCATAAATATTTTATTAACGATTAAATAGTCATTAGCAGATGTCAAAGAATTATCAATTCTTGCGTGATGTTCCATCAAATTATATAAATTAATGTTTAAAATACAAGAGGCGGCAATAATTAATAAAGAAACTAAAGTTAGTCCTGATGAATAAATACTACTTTTACCTCTATAAAATCTGGAATATCCTAATGCTGCGAATGAAACGGCAGTTGTTAATGCTACATTTCTAATACTGGTTTGGTAATACATTAGAATATCTTTATTGGATTGTAATTCCAAATCTTTTTTTTGTAATTTATCGGTTTCCATTATATATATAGTCTATATTTAAAGTCATTCATATTATTATTTTGTTATAATATGAATTTTTAAGTGCCTAAAGCAGCACCTTCGGTGCCGCCACCCGAAGTTGATAAGGGATTTTTAATATTTTATATAGAAACTATACTAAACCTACTTTAAAAATTTGAGAGATTGGAGGTATTTGAATAGAACGAATAAGGATTATATATATATATATATCACGACTGCTTATAGGTGTGCGTGTAATCACTAACTTTTGCTTGTATTTTCTTTTCTAATTTGGCTAATTGTTTTACTAAATCGTAATCATCTGGTATTTTCATTCTAACCGATGTTTGTTTTCCATCTACTCTTATTTCATAGCATAAATAGTGGTGTTCTCTCGCTTTATTATAACCTTTATGAACTGAAATTGGTAATCCTGTTTCGGCGTTTTCATATGTATCATTATCTAAATCTGCTACGATTTGATTTGCTTGTTTCAGTTTATCTAAAATAGATATTTTACCCGATTTAGAAGTCATAAAAGGTTTATCTAATTTTGGGTGTTTTTCAACTTTAAAGAATTCTCTCCATAAATCCTTATCTTTATTATAGCATTCTTTGTAATAAACTACATATTTTTTCATCATATCTTGGGTAATACCCTCTGGTAATTCTTTTGCGTTATGTTTGCGTTCTCTCTTTGTTCCTTCTTTAATTCCTTTAGTATTTTGCTCTTGTTCTTCCCGTGTCGCAATCCGTAGATTATCAAATCTATTATTTAATGGGTTTTGGTCTTGGTGGTCTATACTAATTTCTGCCGTTCCTCTTCCATTACCATAACAATCTTTTATTACTTGATGAATAGATAAACTTTTGCTACTGCACTGAATATATCCAGTAGTGCAATAACTCCAAATAATAGGTGTTTTATGGTTATGTTTTTTTTCAAAATCTCTAATCGCTTGATAAGATAGAGGGCACAATTTACATAATATAGTTTGATTACAAAGCATTAAATACTCCACTTCGTTTTTTTCATTTAAAATTTCACATATAGGGTTTTTAATCTCTCGTGAGTATCTCCCTTCATTTACGGGTGTCCCTTTGTAAATATGTTTAATTATATTTACTCCGTTTAGTGCGGTTTCAAATGCGATATTTTCAAGTATAACATTCTCATCTCTCAAATCATATTTATTACCATTCACAAATTTAAAGTTAAATTCTTCCCTTTTAACTTCATAAGCAAATTCCAAGAAATTAATATATTTTTCATTTTTTTTATACGCAGGATAGTCATCATCTATATTATGTATTATAAACCTTCTCTCATAATTCAAAATTTTACAATACAACTCACTATTGAATATATAGGTTCTGTCGCCATATATAATTTGGAACTCTTTCAACGCTTCATTCATAACATATTTGGGTTTCATTTCGGTTGTGTTATTCATATTATTATGTTTAATAATATAAATTAATCTTTAAATCAATTTTTATTTTATTCTAACTAAATGTTTTTTTTGCTACTTAACTTAATTGCTGTACGCTAATCCACCCATGCCCGACATAATGCGCAGAACATTGTAATTGACGGCATAGACACGGACCTTGGCGGTATTTACGCCCTGGACGGTCGCGTTAGACAGGACAAGCTGCAGAGTAGCATTGTCAATACGCGAGAAATTGCAGGTGCCCGATGGCTGGTGCTCCTCTGGGCGTAGCGCGAAAGAGTACACATTAATGCCCGAATCGGGGGCACGGGTGTGGTGCTGGAAGGGCTGGACCAGGTCGAAGTAGGTGCCCTCACGCTCCGAGAAGCGGTCCTGGCCATTGAGCTGCAGCTTGGCGACAATGACGGGATTCTCACCCCAGCAGTGCATGTCAAGGGCAGTCTCGGCAAGGACGAAGGTGCCAGCATCCGATACACCCGAATCAGCAGTGCCGGCAGCGGGGTCAGCAGAGACAGCGGCACCGGCATTGGCGAAGGGATCCTCGAAGTAGCCCGATGTGTTAATAACACCGTTCGCGCCCGAGATGGACTGTGTACCACCGAAGGCGTGGACCGCGTTGGGTAGAGCGTCAAACGCATCGGTGTAATTGAAAGGCTGCGCACCCAGGAGGTTGTTAAGGTGCGAGTTCTGGGTGAGCGACGCGCAATAGTCAACATTGGCGTCGGGCTGGACAACCCAAACCAGCTCCTTGCAGGGATGATTTAAATTGAGCTTGATCTTGTTGGACGACGAACCAACCGACTCATCACCAGTGAACTGAAGCTGCTCAATCAGGTACTCGTGGGGGTTCTGCGCCATGCGGCGACGCTCATCGGTGTCAAGGAAAATGTAGTCAACGAACAGCGAGGCGGCGGCCAGCGACTGCTTGTAGGCATCGGTGATCTTGGTACCGGTGCCGTCAATCGCGCTGACAGCCCACAGGCACTCCTCAATATTGCGGATGTCAAGGTTAATCTTGACCTCGTGATACTGGAGGGCGATGAGGGGAAGGGCAAGGCCGGGATTGCGGCAATACCAGAACTGCAGGGGAACATACAGAGTGGTCTCGGGGAGGGCATTACGTGGGGCGCATACCTGGCGGACACCGTTGGCCGAGCAGGGACCATCAACGGCGGCGAAGGTTGGGTCGCATACGTATGTAAGCTGGGTGGTGTTACCAACCATCTTGAAGTAGCCACGCTCCTGCTCCTTGGAGAGGGTCAGCTGATTCCAGATGTGCATCCAGTCACCGTACTGGCGATCAATGCGCTGGCCACCAATCTCAACCTCAACCTGCGAGATGAGCTGCTCACCGGGGAAGTCTAACCAGCGAGCGTAGACAGGGCCGGTAGATAGCGACTGACCAATCTCTGGGAGAGTGATCTGAAGGTATGTGCGGTAGGCAAGGTCACCATTGCGCGAGATTGTGCAGGTTACACGGCGACCGAAATCGGCCTGACCGTTGAAAGTCTGCTCAATAGACTCCATCGCGAAGTTGGTGTGGCGACGGTAAGTCACTTTCCAGAATGTAATCTGGGGATTACCAGTCAGGTAAACATCTTGGGCCCCGTAGGCAACTAATTGCATAAGTCCTCCAGCCATTTTTTTATAATATGGCTGGAGAAAAAAAATTTGAAATGTTCTAATTAATTGTTATTTAATTAAATTATTTATATTTTTCATTAAATATTACATAAATTTAATTTGTATAAGAATACTATTATCAGGTAATGAATAAAATAACTGGAAAAAATGTGACTTTGGATAAAAAACACACCGAAATGTTAGAAGAATTCAAGCATAATCAAGAAATATTAATCCCTAAATATAATAGTGAAATAGACAGGTTAAATAAATTCCTAAAGAATACAAAGAATAAAACCAAACATGAAAAAGTTGAAATCACAGAAAATAGGATAAAAGAGCTGAAAAATACAATATATAAGCTGGAAAAGAGGAAAAAAGACTATATGTTAAACAACTCTAAATATATTTTCAATTATTTTGAGGATAAAAAAAACATCACCTGCAATGAGACAAAGGTAGAAATTAATAACACCAAGATTAATCAGTTCTTTTATTTAGATGAAAAAGTTGAAAAAACAGCACCTGTAAATGATGACCGTTCAAATATTATTGATAAGTATTTTTATAATATCAACAATGCCCATATAAATTATGATAATTACTGTTATCAATCTGATATATGCACTTTCTGTAATAAAGGTGAGATGGTATATGCCGAAACAGAGGGGACTTGTATATGTAATAACTGTTCTCGCTCTGTTAAATATTTGATTGAAAATGAAAAACCATCATACAAAGAGCCACCCAAAGAGGTCTGCTTTTATGCCTACAAAAGAATTAACCATTTAAGAGAGATATTAGCACAATTTCAAGCAAAAGAAAGCACTCATATACCAACTGAAGTATTTGAAAATATAAAGACACAAATTAAAAAGGAGAGATTAGAAATTAAGGACTTAACAAACAAAAAAACAAAAGAGATTTTAAAAAATCTGGGATATAATAAGTATTATGAGCATATACCATACATCAAAGATAAATTAGGTATAAAACCACCTGTAATGTCTCAAGAATTAGAGGAGACACTCTGTAATCTATTTATGGAAATACAAAAACCATACTCTAAATATTGTCCTGCTGATAGGGTTAATTTCTTAAATTATTATTACACTCTATATAAATTATGTGAATTATTGGGAGAGACTAAATTCATGGCGTACTTCCCTATGCTAAAAGACAGACAAAAGAAAATAGATCAAGACGCCATTTGGAAATTAATATGTGGTGATTTAGGTTGGGAATATATACAAACCGTTTAACCATTTACCTGTTAAATTTTTTATTCAGTAAAAAATTTAAAACATAATATCTAATACACAATTCTTATATAATAATATCAAACACTTACCAAATTTAGAGTTCTTGCCTCAATCCGATTAACTTTAATTGCTTCAACAAGAAGCCATTGTGCGTCTTGACGGTCAAGTTTTCTCATATTTACAGCATGGTTCATATCATCAACAATCCATCCCTTATCTTTTCTCTCTCGTCGTGCGTGTTTCTCCAGCATAACTGCACGACGTGCCTCTTGTCTCGCTTCTTGTTGCATCATATCCGCCCACGAAGCCCGCGCCATAGCCATCGCTATCATCACTTTTCGCACCCCAGAACCCATCACCAAATCTCCCGCAGCACGACCCACCATATCAAGTTCTTTATTTACTTTCTCTCTGCGAGCATATAACTTACTAAATATTTTTATAAAAGGCATCAGGTTAAAGCATATTTTTGATTTATGTGCCGATTCTTCTGTATAATGATAACCAACATCAGCCATCAAATTGCGGACAACATTATACATATATATTTCAGCGAGCGAACCAACACACATA